AGAATAATAATCTTGTGTTGTCAACCATGCAAATGATACCAATGCCATTACTATATCATCGTGCTTATTTTCTTCTGCCTCATAACTCTTTCCTTTTTTTGAAAATGTATTAAGTTCTTCAATTGTATCAAAATCTTGAATTTCTAATTTATCGCTTTCAATCAATTGTTTTAAGTTTGAACACCCTATCAATTTAGATTTTTTTGTCATTCTTAAACCAAAATCTAAATTTTTACCAGACACGCCCAATTCATTATCACCATATCTAATAGCAGATGTAATAATATTATCGTATTCATAGTCATAATAAATAGTTGATCCGACTTGTGCTCCAATACTATTAGTCTCTACTAATACATATGCCATATTGAATTTATGTGCCAATTGCATAACAATTTCAGGTAATAATAAAACTGGCACTGTATTATTTTTATATACAGCAACTTGTTTATATGGAAATTCTGTAACATCCATAACATTACATATACTAGAATCTATACCAACACCTTCGGATGGATCAACGGTTATAACATAATTGTGTCCTTTTTCTGGTTCATTATATTCATTATAATTTTCATCATC